GTAGTCCCTGTCATATATAACGATGAGGAAGCTAGCAAGTTTGCAGCAAAGCACAGTTGCGGTATAACACTCAACTCTCTTGTCAACATACGCGAACAGATAGAATCATATGATTACTACAAACTTCGTGAGAACATACTGCAAGTCCGCAAACAGTTTGTCATGAGTTCGCAGTATGATTCACTTACCAGTCTTTATGATGAGGTATTGAAAAAATGATGCGCAATTACGAGCAGTGGCTCAGGTACCTGAAACGTGAAGTCCCAGAATGCATATATCGTCACGATGTTGATATCGGAAGTCCGGTAGTACTTGAACACATGCTCGATATTGAAAATCATCTTGGCATCAAAAGTGTCATATACATTGATATCTATAATGGTATTTATTCTAATAGTAAATTCATGCAATTATACCATAAATATGTACCTCTTGGATTCAGGTTCGGTATCATTATCAACCTAATGTATGTATATGCAGATCCAGATGAGGCTTGGGAACACTGCAAGTTCACAATGAACAATCTCAAACTTCTCGGTGCTGATATACATTCTGTTGTTGGGAAAATATATAATCCGGCATATATTAAAGCGCCTGATTACACGAATCGCGACTTGGAATCAATTTCATTTTTGCAGGGGTATCCTCCGTCGTTCTTCAAGGCATTTGAACTTGGCAACACTGCATGCATGCTTACTGACGCTGAAGGAGTGATGTCGTGTAACGGTGTGATTATTGATGATTTGGATGAGTTTGTAGCTGAATCCTTAACATACGAAAAGTCATTCTGTATCACGCATCCGCAATATTATTTTAACACAGGTTCTGAAGTATACTTCATGGGGAGGGCGTAACGGAATAAAAATAAAATTAACAGGAAAATTTTTACACGACTCTATTGCACATTTGTTTTTTTATGATATATTATACAGTATGTTAAGAACACATATACATCGACTTCCTTGTTTTTAGGCTTGCACTTGTTAAGTGCGACTTCCTGAAACGGGCTTGATTGGAGTGTTAAATGAAGAACGCTAAAAGCCTTATAGCTGATGCAGAAGAAAGAATCCAGAACTCGGAAACATTACACGCCTCTTTGTATTCCGGCGGTGACGAGTTCGAAGACACAACCGATACGCCAAATGTTGAATCCCCTGTAGAACAGGCTGAAGATACTGAGGGCGCAGGTACACAAGAAATTACACAAGAGGAAGAAGCGGTACAGGAACAGACGACTCATAATGCTGAACCAGATTTTAAATCGCAGCTTGAGTCGATGCGCGGAAGACTTGAATCCGAACGTACGCGTAAGGACGGCATCATAACTCAGCTTCAGAAAGAAATCAAAAATCTTACCGAAGCGTTGATTGAATCAAATAAATCAAAGTCCATTGAAACCAAACCTGAAGAACAGTCTGCCGGTTTGCAGACTCCTTCGTTTGATACAGATACCAAGTTTGACATGCCGAAAGAAATAGTTGACCCGTTCACAAAGGCTGAACGAGAAGAATGGGGAGACGAACAGCTTAACCTTATCGTACGCGGTGCTACACATGTAGTGAATACAATGTTGCAGTCATATAACAAAAATATCATGACTCACATTGCAAGACTTCAGAACGACGTTGTAGAACGCATATCTTCTGTAAGTGCTGTAGTTGAAGAAACCAAACGCGGTACGTTCTTTGATGAACTTTCAAAGATGGTGCCAGATTGGGCACAATACAATGAAGATCCGGGATTCTTACAGTGGTTGCAAAATGACTACTTTGATTCCGGTTTCAAGCGTATTGATATTCTTACAAAAGCACAGAATGACGGTAATGCGAAACGCGCAGCAAAGATGTTCTCGTTGTACATTGAAGAGCTTGGACAAGATAATTCAGTTGGCACAAGCGCAGATTTTACTTACAATCAACCTACTGTGATAGCTGAGCCTGTTCAAGTTGTAACACCTGTAATGCAGCAAAATGTTCCAAGTATTCCTGATTCTCTGATTACTTCCGGTTCGAACAGAACCACGCAGACAATACAGAGAACGCCTGAAAAACCTATCCGTCATTTAAGTGAACTTAAACGCGGTGTTGAACAGGTGCGCAGGGGTAAGATGACATTGGCTACATTCAACGTTTTACAAGATGAAATAGATCAAGCTAGAGCAGAAGGAAGATTAGAGCCATAATTTAAAAGGAGTGTATTTTAAATGGCATACCCTAGATCTTCTAATCATCCTGATTATACAGGTTCTAGTAAATTTATCCCTGAAATTTGGGATTCCAGAATTCAGGTACGTTTTTACAAGAAAACCATCTTCATGGAAATTGCTAACACAATGTATGAAGGTGACGTAAAGAAATTCGGTGATACGGTTCGTATTCGTACTTATCCTGATATCACCATCAGTAACTATTCCAAGGGACAGAAACTCAATATTCAGCTCCCTGACAGCACAGCTACATCGCTGACAATCGACAAAGGCAAGTATTTCAACTTCCTCGTCGATGATGTCGATGAAACTCAGTCTGACCTTGACCTCGTCAATGCTTTCTCTGAGACCGCTGCCGAGCAGTTGGCTGTTGGAATTGACGCAGATGTTCTTCAGAATACATATTCAAGTGCAAACTCAAGCAATATCGGCGCTACAGCCGGTGTGAATTCCGCTGCGTTCAACCTTGGTGCAGCCAATGCTCCTATCACGTTGACCAAAGCCAACATCCTTGAGTACATCGTTGATGTGCGTTCGGTTCTCAAAGAGCAGAACGTCCCCGACGAAAGTCTGTGGATTGTACTGCCTCCGCACTTCACCAACTTGATACCAAAATCGGATTTCTTTGAAGTCCCCTGCTATAGTAATGTTGCAGCGTAAATTGAGTGAATTGCTGGAACTCTGAAATGGGAATCAGCAGCCAAGCCCTTAAGTGGGAAGGTTCAACGACTAATTTTTTGAACAGAAAAAACCTAAGCTTTTATGCCGGAGGTTAACAGTGAATAAAGAAAATAGAGGAGTTTTAGTAGGTATGGTTTTAGGAGATGGATACATAAGAGTGGCAAGTAAAAGAGATCAAGAAATGGATAGACGCACTTCCCCACAAATTTCTTTTAGTCACTGTATGGATCAATATGAATATGCTAAATATAAAGTTGATAAACTCAATAAAATATTTGGCGGAAAGGCTACTCTTAGAACTGGTATGTATAATACTACCTATCAAGACAATTACATAAAGTGTTATGCAAATAAAAGTAATCCCTATTTTAAGTCTCTTAAACGTATGATGTATAGAAATGGAAAAAAATATATCACAAAACGCGTTCTTGATATGCTTACACCAGAAGGTATTGCATTTTGGTTTATGGATGACGGAAGTTATCGTATAAACAAAAATAAAGATGGCAGAATATCTTCAGTATCGTTAACAATTAGTACCTATTGTTCAAGAGAAGAAGTTGATAATATTATAGACTTTTTCTTGAATGTTTACGATATAATTTTTAAACCTGCATATTGTAAAAAAACAAAATTGTGGTATGTTAGAACTAATACAAATGAAGCGATTAAATTATCAAATCTTATTTCTCCATATATTATAGATTCTATGCAATACAAATTAAGAGCAGTTAAATATGTTCAAAAAGACAAGAGTGCTCAATACCCAATTATATTTGGGTAATGATATAGTCTGATCTCATGGGAATAGAAACCATGAGAAGTTCGGGATAAAGAGCCTGAACGATAACAAAAATGATGAAGGACGCAAGTTTAAGTGGTGATAAGGAATCCATTATCCGTAATGGCAAACTTGGTAGTGTTGTCGGCATGACAATCTATGAATCAAACAACCTTTATTCAACAACCGACGGTTCGTCTACTGTATACTACTGTATAGCAGGTCATCCTATCGCCATCTCTTTTGCCGCTCAGCTTCAGAAGACTCGTGCGATGGAGGCTCAGGATACATTCGGTCAGTACATCAGCGGTCTTGAAGTTTACGGTTACGATGTAACCAAACCGCAGGCGCTTTCTTACCTGTATGCAACTCGTTAACAAGAAGTAAATTGCTGAGCCTGACAATAAAAGTTAGGCTCAGTATTAATTATGAAATCAATTCTATTTTAACATACATAAAGTGGTGAATGTTTATGACTACATATAATTATTACGATGGTTCCACATCTGGAGCTCAGGCGTATTATGGTGACGGCAATGCTGTTACAGCGCTCGGGAAGAAGTTTGTGGCTAAACGAACCATCAACCTTGCTACTGCCGGTGATGCTCTTACCGGGTCAGGAGCTTTCGGCGCGTCTGATGTGCTTCAGGTTTTTGAGGTGCACGACGGATGGTATGTCCATGAAGTAATCGCACAATTGAATACAGCTGAAGGCGCAGCGCTGACATTTCAGGTTGGTGACGGAGACGACAAAGACGGTTTTATCACTGGAGGAAATGCCAATACTACAGCAGGTTCATACATTACAGGTTATACTACAACAACGTACGCAGCTGATTATTGTGATGGCACAACCTATCATAATGGCAGAATTTATGCAGCAGCCGATACAATTGACATCAAACTAGATACTACTGGTGCAGATGCAGCGGTTATGGATCTTTACTTTATATACTCTATTCTTGACTAACTTTTATTTAATTTAGGTGGCGAATACATATGACTACATATAATTATTATGACGGATCTACATCCGGTGCGCAGGCATATTACGGGGACGGCAGTTCTGTCGCTGCACTTGGCAAGCAGTTTGTAGCAAAGCGTTCAATCAATCTGGCAACAGCCGGTGACTCGCTCACTGGTTCCGGTGCATTTGGTATTAATGATGTACTGCAAATCTTTGAAGTACACGACGGTTGGTACGTGCACGAAGTAGTTCTTCAACTTAACACTGCTGAGAGTGCTACTCTTGCATGTGAAATTGGCGATGGAGACGACACAGATGGTTTTTTGGTAGCTGGTAATCTCAATACAACTGCTGGGACATATGAGACTGGATATACTCAGACTACATATGCTGCCGACTATTGCGATGGCACTACATACCATAACGGAAGAATCTACGCAGCTGATGATACAATTGATATCAAATTGACTACTGCTGGAGCAGACGTTGCGGTATTTGATGTTTACATTCTTTACACGATTCTTGACTAACCCAACATTTTCAATAAGGTGGGGAGCCTTAAAACTCTCCACTTTATTGAATCAGGAGTATTATTATGACAAGGTACATGAGAAAGAAAGGCGAACTTCCGATATTGGTTCTCAATGAAAAGCTTCACAACTTTCATGATTTCGAAGTTATGCCTGAAAATTTTGACGTAAGTGCGTACAATGCTACGCTCGCTTTTTATAAGGGCAAACCTCCGAAACCTTCAATAACAATGAACCCTTATACTTTCGTATATAAGAATTCAACTGAACCGGAAGTGCAAGCCAGTGTCGACGAAAATGTTGACGAACCTGATATCGTTGAAGAAGTTCCGAAGTCAGAAGTTTCTACGATGATACTGGCTGACGATTTTTTCGAGACCGACGAACCTGATGCCAAGCCTGAAATGCGCAAGGTAGGCAGAGCCGTAAAGAAAAACAAGTAAGGCTGAATATATACTATGACATTTACACAGCTTATTGCGCGGGTTACCAATACAATTGCTGACTGGACAAATCGCAAGGAAGGCGAAGATAATATAAAAGCATACATCAATGAAGGATATGCTGAATTTGCCAATCTTACACGGTGTCTTGTCAAACACGGCAATATCACGATTACTGCTGACACAAAGACATATTCGGTTCCATCAGACTGTATAAGCATAACACGATTTTCATGGGATGGTAGAAGCCTTCCAGTATATAGTACATATGAAATGGACAGTAATCTTGGTGAAGGATGGAAAGATACTGGCGGTACTACCATCATGAATATCGTTCAGGATCATGAAGGATACGGAACCATTCGTATTTATCCTTATATAGATGATGCTGATGATATCGGCGGACTTGTTCTTGGAAGCAATTCCAGCACATACAAGTGTATTGTTGACCACACTTCATCTTCCTCCACATATCCTATTACCGGGGCAAGTTACTCTACTTACTGGTCAGCAACAGCTACAGATGGAACCGGAGACACATGGGTTACAGCAACAAACTATACCAAATATCTTAACTTGGAACTTGACTATGCCTATCTTCCGACAAGCCTGAGTTCGGGAAGCGACGAACCTCTTATCCAGTCGTATTATCATCCTGCTCTTGCGGACTATGCGATTGCCATGTTCTATAACCTTGAACGTGGCGTTGACCGTGAACCGGCTATGGGCGACAGGTATTATAATAGATTTTTGTACTACGTAAATAAATGTAAGATTGAAACTGAACGCGGGTTTGCCAGCACTGCTGATTTTGCTGTATACCAGCGTCCTTTTGCATAAATAGAAGGTGATATTGCATGGCATATACAGATAAAACAGCAGCTAATATCATCACCGAAGTAAGAACGCTTATCAATGAGCCGACCGCGCGGTTTATATCAGATGCCGATATAACAGCGTGGCTGGATCTGGCGACTGCCCGTATCGGAGCAGTAACTTTGTTTGATGAAAAAACTACTACTGATACATTGGAAGCCGATACTGGGTCGTACGCATATAGTGCTAATGTGACAGACGATGTTGCAAAGATTGTTGCGGTTGTGCTTTGTCCTAACGGTTCGACAAACGGAACAGGAGCGTACGCGCTTACCAGAACACATCCGCGTCAATTCGGCAACAACAAGCCATATACCAAGGGAAGACCTACCGAGTATGCACTTTATAACGAGAGCATTAATGTATGGCCTGTCCCGAGTTCGACAACAGGAAGCGGAGATACACTGTACATATTCTACATAGATACACCTAGTGGTTACAGTGATGGAACAATTCTTCCGCCATATCTTCAGGAATATACCATACTTTACTGTGTCGCAAAATCATTCGAAAAAATGGGCAAGTATGCTATCTCTGAACAGTACATGTCTATATTCGAAGAATTCCTGCGGTTCCACCGCATGGATAGATTCTACCAGCCTGTCGATTCAAAAGATATGCTGGTCATTCAAGATAACGCACGGGTAATTCAGTAAGGAAAGTGAGATAAATGTCTTTAATTACATTAGCAAATGCCATTACTGAAGTGCGTAGACGTATCAATGAACCTACAGCAAACTTCATTTCAGACGCTGAAATTACAGAATGGCTTAACAGAGGCGCGCGCAATGTCTCTTCAACTGTTCTTTCGAACTGGACTACAGAAACCGATACAATGACAGCCACACTTCAGTTTGTATATACCACTACAGCGGAATTCATTAAGGCTGCCGGTGCGGTTTATACATCAACAGCTGGGCTTGCATACCATGGGTTGAGGCGCATGCGCTTGCAGGAAATAGGTCATACCAAAGCGCAGGATACAACTGGTGACAGACCTCTTGGATATATATTGTGGGGCGGTAATATGATATATTGGCCCGCCCCGGGGTCTACAGCAACAAGTGCTGGTGATAAAGTTGTTGTATATGGTTATATTATAGAAGACAACTATACAGATGGGAATCTTCAAGACTATGTAGGACTACTTCCAATTACATACGCAGTTGCGATGGCGCATATAAAACTAGGCAACCATTCCAAATCCGCTCTTGAATTCAAACGTTATATGTCAGGTATCATGATGGCTCGCCGTGACTTTGGTTTCGGCAGAACCGAAGAGGTTGAAGGATATGACGTAAGCAAGATACCCGATATTACAGTTTACCCTGAACAAGGATAATTATGGCTCGCAAGAAGATTACGCAGGAAACAGATATAACACAGCATGGAATGGATGTCAGGTTTGATGGCGATTTTCCTGTTGCAAACGACGAGTTCACGCAGTCAGTCGCGCTTACAGAGACAGGTGCTAACGTTAACTTTGATATAAGCTTCCCGTCTGCGCCGGACAACAAATATGCACAGGGAAAATATCCTGACGCTGCATTTGATTTGGAGATACCTGTTGCCGGTAATGAATTAACACCTGTTAAGAATATGGGCGAACCGACTCTCAACGGAGATTTCTTCGTAGCAGATGATGCCAAGTCCGGCAAAGCAATTACCGCAGAGAATGGCAGCACTCGCCCCAACTTTACGTTTGACAATCTGTACGATGCTGAATCAGACCGCATGGAACGTTTCCAGATGGGATTCACCGGTAGACTTATTACTAAAGGCGACCCAATAACTATAGGCAAAGATAACTATAGTGAACTGAAGAACTTCAGGTATACAGACTTTGGTGTTGAAGGCGTTGGCGGTACATCGAAGATTAATACGTACGAACCAAGAATACCAAGTGGTTACGCTATGGATTTCGAAAGCGGCATTCACTTGCAAACGGCTTATGACAGGGATGTGTCTACACAAACATGGTACTCAGTACACGATTATCTTTTACTTTGTGGAGAATATTCCAACCTTAGATACATTACAAAATATGAAGATGACCTTACATCTGATACTGGAGAATTTCCGTTTACTGTTGAAACCAGTCAAAATTCACTACGTATTCTTGGGTCGCTTGCCGGTTCTGATGATATTTCTCTTACAGTTAGAAACTATGGCGATGATGACTTGGCGAATCAACTTGCCATTGCTATCAACGCAAGTGATATTTTAACTGGATCTGATACAATAGGATATCAGTGTACTTATAGCGATACATCAAGATATTTTAAAATAGAAGCCGTTATAACTATAGGTAGTACTAATGACGGGTTAATATTTACATCGGATTTAGGCGGGCCCGTAACTATTGATATTCCAGATAGTGATTATTCCCCAACAGAATATATAACAGCCTTAAGTACTGCATTAAACAACGACGCTACTTTAACTGGGTCTGGTACAATAACATTTACAGTATCTCTTTCGAGCGGCAAAATTTCAATAGATGCTGGTTCTAGTCACACAATAGCTTATACTTTATTTGGCAGTGATGGGGCTACTGTGTCTGGGTTTTTAACTGATAAAGGTGCCTCACAATCTATTACGGCAACTGTTCCTATGTATGGTGTTCTTGGATTGAATTATAGTCAGTGTGGTGAAATAGCAGATAGAATGGGACTATACCAAGATCAAGGATATTCTACATATTTACAAAGTCAAAAACAAGTTAAACAAAATCTTTATGCATGTTCTACTGGTAGTCAAAAAGCACGTTTTGCAAATCTTCCAAATGGTTCTGTTGGTGTATGTACTCAAAAAGAAGACCTTATTTGGTCTGGAGATATACATGAAATATCAGCTTTTTTATCTGTAAGAGTAACTGCGGCAGCAATGTCAAGTTGGTTGCATGGTGATGATTATACCCAAATAGTACAGTCGTCAAGTACCAATGAATATATTATACCACAGTCATATAATTCTGGTAATGGTTATTTATATCTTATTGGTTCTACGAGACCTATTAGCCGTATTTACTTTGATATGGTATCTGGTTATAGTAATTCAGCTACTAGTACAATGTCTGTATTGTATTATAATAATAGTACTTGGTCAACGTGTACAATAACTGACAATACTTCAGATGGTACTCACACATTGGCACAAGATGGATGGGTTAATATAGATTCTCCCGGATACACATCACATGACCAACTTTATTATGGAGGATATCTTTTATATTTTTATCAAATACGGTTTTCTGATGTTGCCGGTTCTCCAAGAATTAATAAAATATATGTAGATTCTGATATGCAACCATTAAAAGATATTTGGGATGGTACCGAAAGAACACCTATTAATGTAAGTACATATATAGATAGTACATATAAAGATTATACATTAGATATAGCTGAACAATCATATGGATATACCGATGCTACTACAACAACAATTGATGTCAGTTCCATGGCTTCTAACCAGTCTTTATATTGTATATTCGAAGAACCGATAGCAGCATTAAAATTTACCTGTATAGGTAAAAATACAAACTCAAGTGCAGATTTAGAAATTAGTGATTTTGAATACACAGGGTTAACAACATCAACTATAGTACATGATACGTGGAGTGCAAGCGGTAACGGCACTGTATTTTTTGAACCAAGCAACGCTGATAATGAAAAGAAAACAACTATTAATAGTATTAATGGATACGCATATCGCGTAAGATTTGATGCAACTCTTGCCGGTACACTTGAAATTGATAAAATTACTGGCATCCCACACTACCCTGCGTCTAGCAGAGTAATTAGATCAAAACATATATTCCCTACCCAATTTGCAAATAGAGCGTTATGGTGTGGATCTGTTACTGATGGTGAATTGAATCGTATTGACTATTCAATGGCTAATACTGTCGATGTGTATAATGGTGAAGATGCAAGCGGTATGTTCAACGAACGTTCTATATTTATAGGTGGGCATGAAGCACTTACTGGAGCTGCCGAAGTATATACAAACATTGTAGAAAGTATGGATTCGGTATTGGTATTGTTTAAGAACAAAGAAACCTATCTTTTAACTGGTTATAGTCCATCGACATTTAAAGCAAAAACTATATCAACTTCTATTGGTTGCCCAGCGCCATTTACCATAACTTCAGTAGCTGTTTCTCCGAAAGAAATTGGGACGGGTATACAAAATATAGTACTATGGCTTTCCAATATCGGCCCTATGATGTACATCAATAATACCATCGTTCCCATAGGCCAAGAAATACAGAATCTATTCGACCCGTATGAAGGGGCAAACAGCATAGATCAGTATTACATCAGCGGATCATCCGCATGGTTCGATGCTGATCATCTTGAATGGAATCTTGTATTCCCTCTTGGCACATATCAGTCTGCTGCTACTATAGACAAGTGGATGGTATATGATATCATCCGCAATAAATGGTACGAAAAAGATACCGGGACAAGCGGTATACAGCCTATCGGTGGATTTAATTATACCGATTCACGTGGACGTACCAGAACATGTGTGTATGGTGACGCAGGATATCTTATGCTACACGAGAACGGTTTAGATTGGGTAACCTTAGACAGCACGGAGGCGATAGCCAATACTATCACGAGTTCTGATTTTTTTTTCGGGGACAGCATATGGGATCAGACGAGAGTCCTGAGGCACGAACTGATATTCGCAACAGAGGCAAGCGGTGAATTGACGGTCACGTATTATAAGGATTCAGGTACAAGCACCACAAGTGTAGACGGTCTTCCCGAGGACGCTTCAATGGCACTATCAGGATATCGTACAAAACATCGTATATCTGTCATGGACAATGTAGGATGGTCACATAAATTCTCGCATCTTATCGAGAACTGTACCAATTACCGTCCTGAACTTATCGGAATGGGAGTTGTGTATCAGCAATACACTGAAGACAAGACCGATGCCGGATTGCTTGGTACGCTTACTATTACGTCAGGCTCAGACGCAACTATTTACACCAGCGATTTAGGTGGGCCTGTAACGATAGACATACCTGACGGAACATATAATCCTCTCGATATTGCCAATGCGCTTTCAACAGGACTTAATAACAGCGCTGTGCTCACTGGAACAGGAACAATTTACTTTAATGTTTATATCGACAATGAACATCTTGTTGTGGATGCTGGAACTGGACACACGATAGCATATACACACTCAGGAAGTGATGGAGGTACAATGCTTGGGTTCAACGGAAACATAACTGCATCACAGACTATTACAGCCCAGAACCCGATAACGGAGAATACAGCTTAATGGATATCAATTTTTTAAAGTATATAAAGTTTATTCTTGGACAGGGTAATTATGATATCTCCTTGACGCATTACAGTGATACATTGAATTATACATCTGATGTATCATTGCCGTCACAGCTAAATATGATGCGTTCTGGATATAATAATAAAAACATTATAGCACATGATGGCGTACGAGGCCGATGGCACAAAATGTCATTATCGACAAGCAATGTAAATACAAAACCAAAACTTAATGCATTTGGAATGATGTATTCACATTATCGAGAAGATAATATTGATCAGGGATATCTTATTTATAGTGAACATGGATATCTATTAAAAATATCTGATACTGAATATTTACTTTCAGAAGGAACGGACGGAGTGTTGGTACAGTAATGGCAGACAAATTTGTACATGAACTTACACAGCTTTCATCTTTTGCTGATACTGATAAACTTCCAATAGAAGATGCGGATGCTCAAACCGTGCTCAAGTATGGTACTCTCGGGGATATAGCAGATTATATTACGGAGAATGCTACCAATATAGGCGGTACTAACGTCAGCGATATCGACCCTGTTGTTGATCCTACGGCAACTGGTACTCCGACTGGCCTTACTCTTACAACTAGTGGTGTGTATTTCTCTCCAGCTACATCTGGTGGATGGACTGCATATGCGCGTCTTGAATGGGATGCTAATACTGAAGATAATTTTGGTCATTATATCGTTAGGTACAAAAGAAGTTCTGATTCTTTATATTCATACGTAACAGCTTATAATAGTGCAAGACAGATAGATGGTCTCATACCCGGGCAAGAATATAATTTCGGCGTGTGCAGCGTTAACAAAGCAGGATTCGCATCAGATTACTGTTTAAGCATTACAGAAACATTGACCGCTGATGCTGTAGCTCCCAATGCCCCAAGCAATGTCAGTGCTGCCGGTGGGCCGGGATATGCTGTTATAGATTGGGATGCCAATACCGAAACAGATTTAAGTTATTATAATATATACAGGAATACAGTAAGTGATTTTGTATCGTCAGTATTGGTAGGTAATTCCAGCACTGAATACTTTATAGATTCAAACGATGGCAGTGGATATCTCGCTAAGGCTACATGGTATTATTTTGTCACAGCTGTTGATACATCAGGAAATGAATCTTCTGCATCCACTGTTGCATCTGCTACGGTTGTAAAAGTATCAGATACTCATGTTGAATATCTATCAGCAAGCAAGATTCTCATAGACGGCGTTGTGTATTTGTCTAATTGGAGACACGGTTCTGATGCCACAAAAATAGATGGTGGAGATATTTACACTGGAAGTGTAACGGCTGACAAAATAACTACAACATATTTGTCATCTATTCAGGCTAACATGGGGTCTATCACTGCCGGGTCTATCGTAATCACAACCGGTTCAGACAAGATATGGTTAAATGACGGTGGTGACGGAGGATTAAATATTGGTGGAGGAACAAAGGCTAGTGCTCCATTCAGAGTAAGCGCAGCGGGAGCATTGGTTGCGACGAGTGCCACTATTTCTGGTACAGTTACATCTGGAACAGCAGGTGCACAGAGAATTTATCTTGATGGTTCAACTGGAAAACTTGAACTATATGATTCTAGTAATAATTTAAAAGTACAAATAGATGATGATTCAACAAATGGGTATATAACAGTTGGAGATGTGGTTGGCGGATATACAAAAAATAAAGTAGCTTTATATACTAATACTATTTATGTTATGAATACAACATCTACAGATGAAACATTTTATAGTTATTATACTGGTACAAGTCCTATTGTAAAAACATTTAGTATTACAGCTGGTGGTGTTCTTACTGCATATAGTAATATATTTTCATCTACTGGATACGTTGATTCTGCTGCTGGATATTATGAAAGCGGAACTGAAATTATTACAACAACCAAAGCAATCCAAAATATTACCACAATAACAAACTCAGGACTTATTGATTGTGGAAATTATGTAGACGCTGCCAGTGGATTCAAGGTGAATGGCACAGAGATAATAAATAGTTCACGAGTAATGTCAAACGTAACACTTCCAAATCATTCAGCAGCTCTTGTGACATCTGGATACATGGATTGTGCAAGAGTACACAGTGCGTCAACCAATAAGATAGCTTATTTCGATTCAAGTACCGGTATACTTTCAGCATCAGGAGTTACTAATACAACACTTGGTTACCTTGATATATCATCATCACTTACAACGCTATTAGCTGGCAAGGCATCCACATCGCATTCACATTCAATCAGCGACATTACAGGACTGTATGCAAACGAAATGGTGACAAATAACGATAGTGGTACTCCTTCACTTGGACAACGACCTGTATGGAGTACTGGGTATTGGGCATATTCATAACATGGAGATTATATGCAAACAATAACGTATAAAGTTAATTTGAATGTTCCTGAACGTATTTACCTTGATGATGTTCTTTCATCGTTACATGGTACATATATTATGATGAAAGGCATACGACAATTACAGGAAGAATTATCATTCACTTCAGAAGAAAAAGTTGCATATGGATTAATCAGTTCAAATAACGTTATAACATGGACAAATAATCAGGAAAGAGAATTTATTATTGTTGAGGATGTAAACAAAGAGATTCAAGATGTTCTTAAGAAACTTGATACATCTGGTATTTTAGAACATAAACATATTAGTCTTTATGAGAAATTTATTATTAACCAAATAGGTGAGTAAACATGCCATTATACCAAGATTACACAAGAGCTTTATCTGACATATCGGCTATGCCGAATTCAATGATGGCAGTAAAGCAACCGGCTGCACAGCAAGCGTTGAATACTTACGTGTCCGGTGAAGCTTCTACTCTTGGGTCTACCATCAGGCTTGATACCGCTGCCAAGCAGAGCGCTTTTGAGAATGCCATGGGTCGCCGTGGATTGGAGCGCGGTATACGTGAATCAAATCTTGGTACTGGTTTAGCGATAGGCGGTATAGGAGTAGAAGCATATACATCAAAGCTTGCTCTGATGAAAGACCTTCAGCGACAGAAAGATAATGAAGAGCTTATGAATAGATGGGAGACTTTGTTTACGCTCATACGTGATGACAATAAAGCGATGCGTAACATATACAATGAATTCGCCAGAAACGCAAGTGGGCTTTACCCTTCGCCTTCAGGTGAATTTGTTCCGCAAGGTGGGATTAAGTAATGGCTACTTATCAATATGCAATTAATCCTCTTTTGTTTGACAGGACATCACAGCAGAAATATGCATTCTCACAGATGCAGCCTTCACGTTCAGAGATGGTTCGTGCAGCCGCGAGTTTCTATCCCGAGATAAAAGCTAATATATACAATCAGCAGCAGGCTGAAGAAGCCATGGCTCTTGAACGCAGGCTGGCAAGACAGCAGGCAAGACAGAGTAATATAGCAACTGGCATTCAGGCTGCGAAAGTTGGACTGGTAGATACCGGAGCATACAAACCGATTTACGAACACGGTATCAAACCATTGTATCAAGGAATGACAGGATTAACATCAGTACCCAATACAACACAATCTTCAATACCAACCATTCCATCTCGTTTCAATGATGTCATGCTCAACACAGGTGCTCCTCCAGTACAGTCATCATCATTACCCATTGGAAGTGAACTTGGCACAGGTGTTACAAACGCCACGGTGCCAGCAACACAAACAGGAACCGGAGTATTCGGTACAGGGTTGACACCATTAGGAGTAGGAAGCGCAGCATTTTCAGGTTACGGCATGGGTCAGATGGCGCAGAACTATAACTGGGGAAATAAACTGTTCGGTGATATTGCAGGAAAACGTGAACGCAATATGGCTACCGGAGCCCTGTCTGGGTTTCTTACCGGATTCGTTGGCACAGGATTCAACCCAATCGGCGGTGCAATAGGCGCGGCAGGTGGAGCAGCTGGAGCATGTATTATAGTAACGGTATGCACATCACCGGACTCGTATGAAGTCAATGTTACACGCGAATATAGAAAACGTTTCATGGACGCTGAAAGCATACGAGGATACTACATGCTCGCAGACCAGTTAGTTCCGCTGTTGAAAAAACACACCAATCTCAGAGAACTGTTCAAGATTCATCTTGTTGACAGACTCGTTGACTATGGTGAATTCAAACTGGGCAATAAAACTGAAATGATTTACAGCGAATCGCGCGACGTGGCGAAAAGCTTTTTAAGGTTATGTAAACAGATAGGCGCAACAATACCAAGGTACATTCGCAGTAACGGAGAGGTGGTGTAACTATGCCAGCATACGATAATTACTACAGAGCAGCATCATCTACTCCTGTTATCAGTGCTATTCAAGGAATTCAAGAATCATTGCAGAGACATACCGACAGGTTCCTTGAGGAGAAACAGCGCGAACGTGACTATGCTCTCAAACTACAGGATGTCGAACGCCAGCGTGAAGAAGCTATCCAACGCGGACTGACCGAACGTGCAGCTGTCGAAGCAGACCAGATGTTCAAGATGGCTCAGGAACGTGGGCGTTCTCAGGAATTCCAACAGAGCATAGGTGAAGAAGCAAAGCATAACCGTGCGCTTGAAACATATAATGCAGGGATACTTTCCAATCAGCAGAAAGAGACAGCACATAATATCTGGAGAACATCACCGACTATTCTGCGCGATATCGTAGATAAGGTTATTACCGATGATAATCCAATAGTACGTGATGCTGTGAAGCGGTTTGGAAGCAAAGATGCTTTCTATGAATACATGGATTATGCATTTAATGGTACTGGTGATGGAACAATTATAGATACTCTCATGATAACACCAGATAAATTCTTTGATGAGTATAGTAACGCTCTTCAAAATTCGGATGCAATCAAACAATTCCAGATTAATAGGCAGGCATACGATCAAGCCAATACATATTTGAAAGATACTTTATACTTAAATTCTGTTACCGATAAAAATCCAAATGATATTGTGGGGACAGACCCGGCTACTGGTAAACCCACATTAACAGCATATCAAGAAATGCAGAATGTTTTGACAAATACCGGGCTAGATCAATATGTTGATCTTGTTGTCTACGCCACAAAACCGCCATCTAAAGATGCACAATATGCACAACTTGCTGCATTACAAGGCAATACAAGCGGACGTGTAGAAAGGCTTAAAGATGAAATTGTAGGCAAGTATACACCATCTGAAATAGAAGGTGGGAAAATAGATTTAGATTCTCTCGCTGCAACTGGTCAAACAATTGCTGAGCGCAAAGCCAATGAAGAAAAAATTAAGAAGGCAAAAGACAAGCAAGAATCATTTGGTTTTTTATATATGGTAGAACCAAAGAAAGTTACAAATACTACCTCTCAGGGACAAAGAAATAGTATTCCTTGGAGCGTGTGGGCTGATCAGGAACAGGATCGTATTGATAGAGAAATTGCTGCACAAGAATACACGCAACTCAGCAATGCACTTACAAACGTCGGTGTCTTCCCTGAAATGCTGAACAAGGTTATCGGTTATGCAGATCAACTTGGAATCAAACAGGAAGATTATAAAGACCCGGATAGTTTGGCTAAGGCAATGGTAAGTGCGTATTATAAACAGCAGAAAACACAATCTGTTCCCAATAAACCACAAGCTTTACCAGCTGGTGCAAAGGCTACGGCTCCTGTTGAAACAGGTATAAAAGAAACACAGACAACAGATGTCAATCAAGGTATATTGAAAAATGCACCGTTGTCTGTAAAGGCTATTGCATATGGCATAAAAGCAGGTGCAAAACTAAATAGGTTTGATAAGAAACTTCATGACCTTGGATGGAAAACTTATAACGACGCATATTTTGGTGCTCAAAAAATGACGCAAGATGCATATAACGCATTGTATTATGGCGTTGTAGATAACACCAAACTCCCAACACCCGAAGAAGTACAAGCATTACGTAAAATTATGGAGCAGGAAAGGTTAAAGAAATAATATGCCTGTCTTTAAAACCGATCTATCAAGACTCGCACAGATAGCGCGTGACCGTGAAGCAGAACTTCAACAGCAACAGCAGGCTGATGAACAGATTATAGGCGTACAGCCGCAGGACATGCTTAATGTTCCATCGACAAACCAAATCTATGAGCCGTTCACATATGGCGAATTAGGCAGGGATGTAGCAAGTTCAATCGGTGCTCAGGTCAAGTCTATAGGTTATCGTGCAATAATGCCTTCTATTGATGAAGATTTCACGCAAACTTCTCCGATGGAACGCAAGGTTATGAAACTTGACCGCACAACTGAAGAGTTTGTAAAACGGTATTCGCAACCTGATGTTCCCCGCGCAATTCAGATACTTGCAAATGAGGTAGTCCCTAACCTTGGATACTCTCTCGGTATGATGGGCGCTACTGCTCCCGGTGCTGTAGCTGGCGGAGTAGCTGGAAGTGTGCTTGGTGGAGTACTTGGTGGGCCTGCCGGTGCTGTTGCAGGTAAAATCGTAGGAAGCACTATTGGTGGTCTTGCTACCGGTGTCCCCGGAGGATTGAAGGTAGTAGGTCGTCAGAAAATGGACGAGATTGTTGATAGCATCAAACAGCGCGTTGAACCTCAGATAGGACGCAAACTTAACGATACAGAACTCAAGAACATCATTGCATACGGTGATTACGTAAACGCTGCAAAAGGCACTGCAAATTGGGAAGTTTACCCTGAGGTTGCCGGAGACCTGCTTGCATTCGGTATAGGTAGTTTTGTCTTCAGCAGTAAAATAGCCCAGAGTCTTGTAGGGAAAGTTGCATCGAAAGGCGTTGGGAAGGTTCTGACAACAGGTGCCCCGGGAGTTGCCACCAAAGGCGCTCTTACAATGCTCGGCACACAGCTTACAGAACAGGGTACAGAGCTTCCCACTAACTACAATCAGTCAAAGATAGATTACGAAATAGGACTGCGCGATACTCCTCCTACATGGACTGGTACCTTCAAGGAACAGTTCCGTCCTGTTGCTCTTACCACTATGATTATGGGCGGTACTATCGGTGGTGCAGGTGCACTGCATGGAGCTCTGACGAAGAAGCAGGACAACCAGACGAACATGCTTGAGGACGAGAAGGCTGTTGACGTTGCCAAACAAACTGTTACAAAAGAGATGGAAACAAAACTCAAGGTTGAAAATATATATTCAAAGACAGTTGATACGCTTCTTGATACACGCGACCTTGCTGCTGTCGAAGATATTCTCAAGCACACTACAGATACTGAACATAAGGTTGGTATTCAACGAGCTATCGACGAGTACAAAGCTCTTGTCGAATCAGGCAGACTGTTCCCAGATGAAATAGCCATGGCTGAACAGCGCGGTATTGCGCCTCAGGAGAAGCGTATCGAACGCGCGTACCTGTATGATTACCTTACTGAAGACGAACTCAAATCAATCCCGCAGGAAGAAGTTAACAAGCTTTACGAACAGCGTCGCACTCAGGATGAGATAGATCGTAACGATGCAGTCAAGAAGAATGTCGCGGATTATGATTTGCTGAAGCAGGATTTGCAGGTTCGTGAACAGGAATCTAAAGCACAGTCTCATAAATTTGAGAACGATTATAAGAAACTCGGGAAAGGGCATCGCAAGGCAATAAAACTGTTTGATGCGATGATTAAAGACGGCACCATGCTTCCGGTTCACCGTGAGATCTTCATGGAACTTACGAAGGATATGAGCGACAAGCATCTTGAGTCTCTCGATATCCAGAGCAATGCCAATCTTGATGTACCGGGCTCCGGGAAAACTACACTCGGAAGATTCACAATGGTAGAAAACAAAGAGACCGGAGAAGTTACGCCTACCATATTCATACGCAAGGCGCTTGCAAAGGAATACGCGAACCGTCTCATAGAAAAAATCCCGTTGCTGAAAGATGACGTTGACAAAACATCTGCGACAGCCGAAGCCATGTCTACATTCGCGCATGAACTTGGGCACTTCGGACGCATAGTTATTCTTCCTGAAGTTGATGCTGTTAACATATCCAATATCTATGACAGCATAGGTAAAGAGAATCTTAAGACATATCTGCTTGAACGGTTCAAGAATCTTGGATTCGATCCAAAACAATTGGACAGTGTGGCAGATCATTTCTCCAAGAACTTTGACGAGATGTTTTCGTTCCAATTCGCAGATTATACTCTCAATAATATCGTATCCGATCAGCGCATGGTTCCGTTCTTTGAACGCATTCTATTAAAACTCAAAGAGTGGCTTACTATTGCCAAACGTGACAAGACACCGATATCCTCAGAACTCAAACAGCTTGAACCGTACTTCAACCAGATTCTTTCCGAAGGCGCGATGGATGCTGTTGAAGCGATGAAGCAAAAGTATCTTGGTGGAGATGTTGGGACAGTACTTGGAAAGATACATGCGTTCTCTCCGTCGGTTACTATCGGGAATATTATCAATGAATACGTTGCCAGCGGTAAAACATCCGAGCTGTTGGGTCAGCTTGACGCGAAAGAGCGTTCAGAACTCAACCGCCGTCTAGGTAAGGCTGTTGTTCGTGATGCAAAGAATATCAAAGAAGGCGGTACACGCGAAGAATTCCCGAACCAGCAGATATCGCGCAAGAACAATGGTGCAGGATTCACGTATACCATCAAGACTCCTTGGGGTACTGTTACATACAGAACTCGAAGTGGAAGATTTAATATCGAACCTGACACCGGGCTCGAAACCAAAGAAGAAGTTCAGGTTAAAGTTGAGGCCGAAGAGAAGGCTAAGGCAGAGGCAGAAGCTGCAAAACAACAGGCTGAAAAAGCCAAACAGGAAGAGGAAGCCAAGGCTAAGAAAGCCGAGGAAAAAGCGAAAGCTGTTGAGAAGACCAAGCCTGCGCCTAAGAAAAAACTGGAACCGATTAAAAAGGCTGAATCTAAACCTGTCAAGAAGATAGAGAAGAAGGTTGCGAAACAGCCAGAGTCGAAAACTAAACAGCCAGAGTCACAGCCAGAGTCAAAGAAAAAGATTGAGCCAAAAACCAAGCCCGTTAAGACCGAACCCAAAGTCGAACCTGTTAAAACAGAACCGGTAAAGCCCAAGGTACAACCTGTCGCCAAGTCAGAACGCGAAAAGATTATTAAAGAACTCAGGGATAATCCTATATCTGTTGCCAACACGCTTATCGAAGGCCCTGTCGCATCCATGCTTGACATATACGGCGGAGCACCTGAAAAGTATGGAGGCACTATACAGAAATCATGGCTCAATACATTCAGGGTCGGGCTCAGTAAATGGGTTGACAAGAACGGTGGTACGCGAATCGGAAGCCCGAAGACGGGTTACCAGTACACGCTCACGCGTCCTTACGGTACACTGCATTACAACGACAAGACTGGTGTGTGGAGCATTGACTTCCTCCCGGGGTTGATCAAGAAACAGAGCAAGGATAATGTGGTCAATGTTGTACATGATGGTATAGACAATAATATGTCAATGGAGACAATTGAGTCTAATAATAAATTTGATGATGTTGGCAACCCTATCGCTCCTGTCGCCAATGCATCCCCTACCATGGATCAGCATACCGCATTCGACGCGCTTGAAAAACTTCGTCAACTCGCTCTCGGTGAAATGGAAAAGCCCAAAGCTGAGCAAGACCCTGTCATCATGGACGAATACGATACCATTAACGAGTACGAATCAGCATACAAAGATGTCATGGACGAGGTTGCTGACTGGGCAAAGAGTTTCTTCAACCGTTCTGATTACGTTGATGACAACCGTCCTCAGGAAACATGGAAGGCTGCATGGTTCGGCTCTCCTGAAATAACCTACCGTGACGAAGCATCGAGGTATATGTATCTTGCTGCCCAGAGATACCCAGAAGACAAGACTGAAATATACAATTATATCATAGGTAAGGAATCAGGTTCCAAAACCGGCGAGCAACATCCAGATACCCTTACGCTTATGCGCAAGTTCAAGAAGAACAATGGCAAGTTGTATCAAAGGCTGAACCAGTTGCTTATCAATGCTGATGTCAATGGTTTGAATATAGGTTATTCATATCAACTGCTCGATGAAAACGGTAAGGTTGTCGGTCAAGCTGAAACTCGCGCAGAGGCAAAGGAAGCCGTTGCAAGCGCAAAGAACAAAGCAGTAGACTACGAACGTTATGTTGATGAAGACAAACTGAAAAAGAACGGTCTCGCCACAAAGGAAGAACGCGATCTGTGGGAAAAAATCCGCACAATGGCTGACATGGATTTGCAGAGGAAGATAATGACGCTCCAGCAGATTATCGACAGCAATGAAAACCGTGGGAAAAAAACACCGAAGTATACTGTCGTAGATGCAAAGGGGCGCGTCGTTGAAATCGACCTGCACAAACTTGTCAATATGATGGGTGACCTTAAGGAATGGTATTTTCCAAGACAGCGCAAGTTCAGCAAATATATGGTTATTGCGAAGAATGTTGACAAGGACGGTAATAATCTTACGCAGCCGTTCATGCAGTTCTACCGTTCAAAGATTGAAGCGCAGAAAGCTGTCAATACAATAAAGCGTAAAGGCGCGTCAATCAACGGCAAGCGGATAAAGTATAAAGATGTACACTGGGAACGTTCGCGTCAGAATCCTGAGAACATGATTGGTGTATACGGCAAGATAAGTTCAATCGAAGCTGCGATAAGCAGTGCCGTAGAACACATGAGCAAAGCAATAGACAGACCGATGTACAAGAAACTGTCTGAAGTACCTGATATCAAATTCATATCAGACTATGAATATACATTCAAGAAGGACTGGAAGGAACAAGGCAAGAAAGCTGGAGACAAAGAGAAACATTTTGTAATTTATACTCATGGCAATCCTTGGTATGGTGCGCTGATGTCGATGCCGGTTAAAGAGTTTTCAAAACGTTATTACGATGCCGACGAAGAAGCAATCCATTTTGTTAATCCTACCGGTAAGTTTGAAGATGCTGTCGTTGATATGATGAACAATGACCAGACACATATTGAAGACGTGCGCGACGAATTTGTAGCGTCTCTCGCAATTCATGTTGCTGATATGATTAAGTCAAGCAGTGGTCTCCGTTCGTCAATGATACGTCGTAAGGATGAGATAGGCAATAACGTCTGGGCTGGGTACGAGGAAGATCTTGTCAAATCATTCACTGAAATGGCTCAGAAAACATCTTCAGGCGTTGCCAAGAGTCAGATGGCGCGCGACATGATGGATGCGCTTAATGGTACATATAATATCAGCCTACAAAACTTTGAAACAAATAAGGAACGGCGTGAGTGGATTCAGAAACACCGCATAGATCCATCTACGCAGACTGAAATGTATAATCATCGTCTTACGTACATAAAGCATATGCTTAAACCTCAGGATTTCGTAGATTCAATGGTTGGCACTGTAAAAATCATAGGTGCAATACGGTATCTAGGCGGATTCGTTTTTAATATAGGCGCGCCGTTTGTCAACCTTACATCGTTTATCACAACAGTACCACCTTCGATGAGTCACTTGCTCAACATGCCTTTGTCTTCCGTCCCAACATACGTTGCTCGTGGTATAGACGCATATCGCGCATACAAGTTCAGTAAGAACCCAGACCTATCTCCCGGTGTCAAGCGTCTTATAGATTTTATCATACTTAAGGGGCAGCACGAACCTCAATTTCAGCGCGAATCGTTATCTCCTCTTAAAGGAAAACTTGGGCGAGGCACAGATAAATTCATGGAATACATGATGCTTGGATTCGGTACAAGTGAAAGTGTATTGCGTGTATCAACTATCGTCGGTTCATATATGTATCTTGAAGAACAGGCTCAGCAAGGTAAACTTACAGCCGATGTATTTGATGATATAATTAAAAAGAGTAACCTGTATCCCGGAGGAAAGTTTGATGAAGTATTAAACATTAATAATCCAAGACATATGTCAACATTATTTGAAATAGCCAAGAACGTTTCTGATAGGGCGCACGGCGTATATACAAAAGCATCAAAACCTCTAATAGTCCAGAAATTCAGACCTGCCGATATCATGCTCATGTATACTAAATTTCCGCATACTGTTTTAATGAACATGTACGAATACGGATTCAAGGAAAAAGACGCGAAGAACTTTCTGTATCTCATGTTTGCTCCAATGCTTGTCGCAGGAATGGCAGCTAATCCTTTATATGTCGGTATCAAAGCAGTATTGAATCCTGTACTAAAGAAATTATTTGATTCCGATAACCCCGAAGAAGATTTTTATGAGTGGCTTGAACAGGTTTCACCGCTTATGTCTACAGGATTCAGGCAGGGAACCATGGGTATGGCTGGCGTTGATATATCTGGTTCACTTGGTATAGAGATACCGTCTCTTCAGAACTCTGTACCTGTTGCTTTTGCCAAAGATTTCGCATTTATAGCAGAAGCAATGATGGAAGGTCAATGGGGACTTGTAGCAGAGAAGGCTCCTATCATGCCTAGATTCGCATCACAGGTAATGAAGGCATTACGTGAACATGAACAGGGCATTGTAAATCCGCGCGGTACTCCTGTATTCTATGAGGATGAGCAGATTCGTCCTACTGACGCTGAAGCAATAACTCAGAGTCTTGGGTTGCGTCCGGCAAGGATAGCGCGTCTGCGCGAAAAAGAATATGAAGCCCGCAGGCTCGAAGCAGAGTACACAAAGCGCAGAAGCCGTGTATCGTCCATGTTCAAACGGTTCTTTGAACTTCCGCCAGAAAAACAGAGCCGTGAAAAGCTTGAACGCATATTGGCAGATGTTGCAGATTACAATGACGACGTTATCAGGCGTAACGTTCGTGTTCCGCTTATAACAGGCGATTCATTACGCAAGAATGTCATACGCGCATTCACTCCTCCGAAACGGGAACGATTGCGCAAGCAGGCTAATGAAAAATAATGCACTAATATTAACTTGTGTATTGACTATATGTGTATTATTTTATATATTATTTGGAAAGAGTACATATTTTACATACAGTAAGGAGCATTACATGAAAAAAATTATTGCTTTTGTTTTGTTTATATTGGTTCCTGTAATAGTATACGGGGCGAGCACTATGACTGAAACTACTGGTACAACTGCCGGAGGAACACTATATTACAACACATATGTTGTTACGGCAGATACAGGTGCAACCTATTCTCATACCACGACTCAGAAGTTCCGAGGATATATTTATCAAGTAGAAACAGTTCCTGATTCATCCGCAAGTGGAAACTATCCCGCTGATAACTATGACATTACCCTTACCAATGATAATGGGATAGATATCATGGGTGGAGCACTCGCAAACCGCGATACCGTTAATGCTGAAATAGCATTCCCATTGTCATCCAATAGTGTAGAGATACCAACAGCTGTCAATAGCGTATTGACATTTAATTTTACAAACCAGTCTACTGACAGTGCAAGTGTTACTATACGTCTGTGGTGGATTAAGAAAGATTAATATGGAATTTTTACAATATTATTTAATACTTGGAATATTTGGATGTATTGTTATGATATTTATTGTTTGGGTGATGCCACATGACTAAACATATATTCTGTACAATAATAATACTGTTATTGCTGTGCGTTCCGGCATACGCGGCTGACCACTACGTATCTGTCGGTGGCTTAGGAAGTAAAGACGGTTCAGACCTTGAAAACTGTTTCGACCAGTTACCGGCAACGCTCGTACGTGGCGATACCTATTATCTCGTCGGGCATGGCGATGACAGTACGTATGTCGATTATACGTTCGATGATGCGGAATCGGGTGCCAACTATATCTATATCAAAAAGGTTACATCCGCGCAGTCCGGCGTGACCGGTTATGCCGCATGGATGGCAACAGAACAAGCGGTATTTGATAATAACGAAAGCACATCAAGCAGCACATCATGGACAACGATTAGTTTTAGAACCGGTTATTGGGTATTCGACGGTGTTGCCGCAAGCGATAAGGCAGATAGCTCAACATATGGATTTAAGGTTATAAATAATGCCGGCGGAACCCGCTGGATGGCGGTTGGAATACCTAAACTGGGTGATGACTACCAGCTTGACCATATACAAATATCATACACGGCTATGCCGGGTCCGGGTGAAGCCAAAACATTGGCGCATCCATACACGGGTAATGTTGTGGCGCTGTACGGTAATGCATACGATGGACACGAGGCTACAAATATAACGGCTACAAACTGTTATTTAAGCGGTTGTTCATCCAATATACTCATACGCAGATGGCAGGAATCTGTTATTGAAAATTGTTATCTCGACGGTAATTTTTCACTCACTCTTGCCGAAGACGGCATTGATATGCACGGGCAGCAAATAAGTCCCGGCACGGAATGTATCGATGATACGTTAAGAAATAATACATTTATTGATACTGAAATATATGTCATAGGACATCATAACATAGGATATGACTCCTTAAATGCGGGAAGACGCTGGCAGATTTACAATAATCAAATTATCGGCTGTTCCGGCAGTATCGGCGGCTGGATTCAGGCGGATACTCAGGAAAGTAATAACTGGTTTGATAATTGTTTTCATCATAATACATTTGTCGATGTAAATTTTTCCGGTGTTGGCGTGGCTTATGTACACGACATCGATGTACTCGGCGCAAATTTTACATCGTATTCGTACAATAATTTATACGTTGACTGTACAAATATATCTTGGCAGTATGGCGCGACAAGCGGCGGAATACTGCATGACCACGATTATTTTTATAATTGCACATTCGCCGGCGCATATAACGATTCTATCGGTGATAATTCAGTTATCTTTGGTTCAAACCCTATCGCGTCCTCCGGGACACCATATAATCTACATTTAAACACTGACCTGCCCTGTTCCAATATTGTTGCCATATCAACGGATGCTGATGATAGTACTCGTTCCAATCCCCCTGACGCCGGATCGCTTGAATTTGTAACCGGAGGCGGCGGCGGTGTCTCATATATATACGTGTCGGGTGACGGCAACGATACCACGGGCGATGGTTCTATTAGTACTCCATACCTCACCATTGCAAAGGCAACATCAGAAGCGGATTCGGGTGATGTTATTCTTTTTAAAAAAGGCGGTGTATGGCGGGAATCAATTACTTTCCCTGACAGCCATATAACCGTATCGTCATACGGTGCTGGTGCTTTGCCGGTCATAAATGGACATAAGCAACTTAACAACTGGACTATACCTGCGGTAGCGGATACTGTTGATACCACAATAACAGCATCACTTAACGGTGGTTACTTGTATGGGGCGGCAAATGCTGATTTTGATGTTGCCCGTGACGCAACCACGGGTGTTACGCTTTATAATAATGAACTCGGTGTAGGTATGTCGATACCCGGTACAACGTACCAAGTAAATAAGACGTTTTTGAAATTCGTGCTGCCTATTCCGTTAAATACAATCATACTTGCCGATACGTTAAAACTCTTCGGTTACACAGATTATTCAACAGAGGATTTTAATATTTATATCCTTTCAGCAAGTCAGGCAAAACCCACATTCACTACTGCCGATTTGCAGAATTTCGATGGATGGAATACAGGGGCGTTCACGGGAGTAAAGCTGAATAACACATGGCGTACGAACACGGATTATTCAGCAACAGGTTATAATAATTTCATTCTCAATGCCGCCGGACTCGATACAACAAATACTTGCGTGGGTGATAGTGTGGCGTATGTCTTTGTATCGGAACAGGATTACGAAGATTCCGCTGCTGCTGCATCGGCAAGAGTGCGATTCAGAGGGTTGACGGTCGGCGCTGATTCGCTTCCAAAGATGTCAATCAAATATACTACTCCGGGCGGAAGCGGAACACTTGCTCATCGCGTCCTTACCGGCGAAGAAATCAATGTTATATCGGTATTTATAAATGGCGCGCTGGGGACATCGGTTGCATATGGCAATCTTGATACCAGTGGCGAGTATACAATAAGCGGCGATAGTCTATATGTCATTAAAGCAGATACAACAGACGTATGGATTTCGGCATTGGACTTCGGTATCAACACGAATGGTCAGCCCGGAAGTATAGTATCGGATATTACCATTCGCGGCTTCAGCCGTGGCGGTGTGCTGTTTGACGATATCGGGTTCACCATGTCAAATGTGCTCATGGACTCGCTCAGGATGTTTATTAATGTGGACGGCACAGGTGCAACGTTCGACCATATTACCATGATTGGTGGTCTTTTTGCCGCTGATAGTTTGGCAATACTTGAATCCCCCATAACAAACAGCATCATAGACTCCGTTGCGGTAACCGATACTACAAATGGTTATGCCGGAAGTTATAATAACTGGCATGACTCAGGAGATCAGCCGGAAGGCACAGGCGATACAACGCTTGATTTGCAACTTGGAGCGGACGGTATACCAGATTTGGCATATTGGGCTGGCAATAATGATTATTTCGGTTATGCCTATTACGCAAACGGAACACTTACCATTACCTCACAAGCTGAAAGTGATACGTCTTATGTTTCCGCATCAGACAGTATAACGGTGGCATGGACGGCAACAGGAAATCTAACTAACCTCATTGTCTATTTTCTTGATGGTGCTTATGCCGCTATTCTTGATACAGTACCAGTTTCAGACAGCACATACACGTTCTTATGTCCTGCTGATTCAACATTATTCGGAAATGTTCGTATTACAAATCTTGAAAACGCACTTGTTACCGATGACGGGGATTCCACCTTCGAAATAGTGAGACCAGTTATTTTAATAACTTACCCCAATGGTGAAGAAACTCTTAGACCCATGCAAACATATACAATTACATACGAATATCATGACGTAATAAATGTAAAAATCGAATACAGTATAGACAATGGAGCAAACTGGATTGTTATAATAGCTACTGAGACAGCTGATGGAACTCACTCATGGGTTGTCCCAATTTCAGTAACAATACAAGCGCTTATTAAAGTTACCTATGCAGACTATACAAGTTTTTATGACGTAAGTGACGCTGCCTTTACAATCAAACCATATGGTGGCATCGCAAAGAGAGAAATGATAATCAATATATTGGAATTATTTGGGGATATTAAAGATGAGTAAATATGTTTATTCACAATATTCGGTTGATAGATTAATAACATGCCATCAAGATATACAAAAAGTAGCATATCAAATTATTAATGCGATAGACGCGCGTGTATTGTGGGGATTCAGAGATGAAGAAGCACAGAATGAAGCGTATGAACAAGGCAATTCAGAAAAGCAATGGCCATACAGCAAGCATAATACTTTTCCTTCACTTGCCATAGACATAGTACCATATCCACTTGACTGGAAAGATACAAAATCATTCTATTATCTGGCTGGACATATGCTTATGGCTGCCGATGTTCTTGGAATCAACCTGCGGTGGGGTGGCGACTGGAATATGAATGATAATTTAAACGACCAGAGATTTTTTGACTTGGCACATTATGAATTGGTTGGTGCATAATATGAGTAATCATTTGAAACGGTTAATAGAGATGACAGATCTTCTGCCAGCTTGTCCTTGGGAAAACGGAAAACCTCTGTATTACCTACAGGATTATTTAGACACATTATCAAAGAACAAATGTATATTCGAGCTGGATGTGATAACAAAATGAGTGAACATCTTGACAAGCTGAAAACACTAACCGGTCAGTTGCCAGTACTTGCCGACTTTATAAAGGCACGTCCAAAGTCTAATATTACGGTCTTTGGACTTCCAACTGGCTCTATCGAACAGGTTGGTTTTTATAAGACGAACGATGTAGCAATCAGTAAATCGTTTGCGTGGAGCGGTATAGAATTTCCAGTTCATACGCATCATGAAAAAGAATGGCTTGGTGTTATTTCTGGGAAGATTATTGTAACATTATATCCTGATACCGAACGCGAAGAGAAAATATATGTCAATAAACATGAAGTATATTATATTCCTGCCCATACTCCACACTCAATACATTATATAGAAGATACTGAATTATGGGCTATAACAATGCCAGCGAACGATGCATACCCAGAAGGAGAATAACGAGATGGGCGATGTGCAGGCAAATGGGTGGAACGAATGGTCTCGTCACGTGCTCGCTGAGCTGGTGCGTTTGAATAACGAGATAATAAGATTGAACGAATCGCTTGATTCTGCGTCAAAAGACATAAGTAAATCTGTCGAAAACATCAGGGCAGAACATAAAGACGCATGCGACTGTTTGCGTAAAGACAGAGAAAAAGCGTTAAGCGAAATGAAAAAAGAGCAAATGGTAATGGAAAAAGAAATAGCATCATTGCGAACAAGTACAAGATACTGGAGTGCTGCCATAGGAGCAATCATACCAACGCTTTTTGGTTTACTCGCGTGGATAGCAAACTCTTATCTGCACTAATACAATCATAATAACATTGTTATGCTATTAACAATGAAGAATCAGGAGGAACATATGAATATTCTAGGTTTGTTTTCTGTCGAGTCTTTACTGATACCGCTCGGGATAGTCGTACTCGGATACCTTGCAAAAAAGATTCCGAACGATATTCTCAAGGGAACAGTAACCAAAGTCTTCAAGGGACTAGGTACAACTGTCACTCTTGGACTGGCGAAGTGGAAATTCACAGCACCGTTCTGGAACAAAGTAATTGAACCTTGGGTAATAGATTTTGTTGATAATACAATAGGCGGTGCAGTAGAAGGCTTTATAGCAGGATTGAGATCAGATAATCCAAATGGCAACGGCTGATGATATAATTAAAGTGGCGGATACTATCAACAAGTTTTCTCTGCCTATACTTATAGCACTATGGCCTTTAGCTAAGATAGCGAAGCGCACCAAAACAAAAGTTGATGACAAGATTATCAAGTTTGCCAAAGGTGCGCTTACTATTATCCGAACTGGTGAGTGGCCTAAGGATTAAATACTAAATATTGCTATGATATATATTATAAAATTCATACCATTGTTCTTTAGTATTCTTGCCATGCCCGTAAGCTTTATGAAATTTCTTATGACATTTGGTACACATGGTTACACCATTATTTACATCAAATCTTTTGTTTTCATGTTTATCCCATCCATCAAGATGGTGTGCATTTAAGTACGACCCTCTTTTATTACATATTTGACATGTGAAATCGTTGTTATTGAATATATCTAATCTCCATTTTTCTTTAATTGTTGTTGTATATTGATGTCTTGAATCTTGTTGCCTATCCTCATCAGTAAGTTCAGCTTTATATCTTGGATGATTCTTGCCTTTTTGACTTTTGTGTAATGTTAACATTAGCTCTTTGCTTTTTGCTATGCTTATACATCCACATGATTGCGTATGACCACTTCTAAGATTTGATCCATGTATAATACTTAATTGCCCACAGTCACAACGACAAAGCCATTTAATAATCCCGCCCTTTCCTATCCCTGCCTACTTAATCACAGTTATTTTACCATATCTGTTTCCTGTTTCGTCTTTAAATGCAACAGCTCTTTTATGTTTTCTGCAACCACATGATTTGGTTTTCCCATTAATTAAATCTGACCCTCTTACAATTGTATATTGCCCACAGTCACATAAACATGTCCAATAATATTCATGACCTATTTTATAAGCAATTTCTATAACTGTAAGTTGATAGCATTTTATCCCAGTTCTATCAATAAATGCATTGCCAGTTTTATGATTATTAAACGTTTTCAAATTCAAGTCTCTTTTCTGAATCTTTACAAAATGGACGCAGAACCATAGTAATTCTGCCCATTGCGCATGGAGCATATCCTTTTATCTCTCCATAATTAACAGTACCTTTTTCATATGTTTTTAAATATGACCCTGTTATAGCTCCACGTCTTATCTTTGATCGTATTTTACTGCCTTCAACCACAAGAGAATCTACTCTAGTTATAATCTTATGATGAGAATGGCCAACAACAACAGCTAAAACATCAGGAAATTGATTCATAGCTCTTTCTAAATTATTTATTTTCCCACCGTTTAATCTTCCAGCAAACCATCCATGTGACAACAACAGTTGCACTACGCGTGTATCGTGACTGTTCTTGCGTTTGAAACTTAATATATAAAAGCATGCAGGGAAACCGCCCGGGATACCGAGCTTGGCAAGCACCTGTGCAAAGCAGTCTTCTACGTCAAGTATCTGGTTATGTTTCCCATCCCCCGACAGCACTACAAGCCCTTGTTCTTTTATCGGACTGAACAATTCATAGAACCTGTCCCATTCAGCACCTATCAACCGGTTGTCCATGTACCCGATCTTCGCCCAGTCAGCAAGGTTCTTTTTGTAGAATGAATTCCACCGTTTGTCATGTGGCAGAATACCGTCTACAACATCACCGAGATGCATCCAGTGCCTTCCAGTGTCACGCGTTTCATAGATATCCTTCTGCAACTGTTTCTCCGCCACGCTCTTTGAACCGAGATGCGTGTCCCCGTATATATCTATCTTATATTCTTGGTTTATACTGTCAAGTTCAATTTTCTTTCGTAAAATCTCCATGTTATTCTCCGATTAAAATGTTAAACAGTCAAGAAAGTATCTTGAAAACAGATTCCTGTGTTTCAGTATAAGTGCTTTAGTCGTTGAATCAAGCAGATATATCGTACAATAATCATCCGCATGCCGTGTCGCTCTACCGCACTGCTGTTCCAGCTTGCGTATGGCTTCCTCCTTATACCACATGTCACCGATACCTCCGGCACTGTACAGCCTGTTGCTTACCTGTTTATTCCCAAGATTCAGGAACGGTGTCTTGGCGACAACTATAAACCGTGCGAGTTCATCATTAAGACTTATGCCTCTATCCATGGACGGAGATACAAGTATCATTGGTTTGTCTGAGTTCTTGAACTCTTCAAGTACCAGCAGTCTATCGTCTGTATTGTGCACCATAATACGTTCAGGGTCTATCTCCTTGATCATGTTGGCAAGCTGATAATTACTGGTATGTATAAGCCCCTTGTCATTTTCATGTATCTTGAATATCCTTTTCAGCTCCTGTTTTATTAACGGGAAGTTGTCTATCATGTATTTTGAACTCATGTCAGCTGTGTCGCGGATGTAAATCGGGCGGTTAGCAGGATTAAAGATGGACGGAACTTCCATGTAATCTATTTCTGACATGGGAATCCCTAGGGTTTGTGACAGCATGTTCAATGACGGGAGTGTAGCTGACATGAGTACAATTTTACCATGGTCATCGGCGTTTGCTCCGATGTGATTACGGAAATACATGTCGGTCATCTCTGGCGTAATCCATGTGGGGCGGAACACCCAATGCGAACCGAATACACTTTCCTCTTTTGTCTGTGTCCATGTATTGTCTACAAGTTTGTTGAACATATGAAACTTTGCGGCAAGGTTGTTTATGCGCTCCTTGTCTGGTTTATGTTCATCGTCGGTTATCTTCTCTGAGCGTTTTTCAAGGATATCCTGACATTGCTTCGACCACGTTATCCAGTCCTGTATGCCTTTATCTGTCGGTGTCTTATAGGTAAACGACGGAAGATTGAACTTCATCATTAGGTTTTCGCTGATAATTAGTTGGATAAAACTAAGCAGTTCATTCTCAAGAGTATCAGCTTCATCACATACAACTATATCACAGTTCCTGAATCCTCCGACATAGTTTGTTTCGGTAAGAAAGTAAGTATAATTGAATACTACCAGCTTAGACATCATGGCTTCGCGCTTGATGACTTCATATGGGCACGGTACTCCACACCGAGGATTATAAACATCACAGTCTGAATTGAGTCCTTCACACATAAAGTTCTTCGGCATCTTGTCTGAACTACAATGTAAATTTATACACTCTATGCACAATTTTGGGTTGATGAACGGACACGATGCGCATGTATCATGAGGGAATTTCGCGCATGTATAATTCTGCCTTCCTTTTAATACCAAGAACTCCGGGAAATCATATTCGATCTGATGCTGTAACGATTTGGAGTGTACAAGATACGCAGCTTTCTTATGTGCAGATGCGCATGCTATAGCCCCTATCAAACTTTTACCGCCACCGGTAGGAAGTTCAAGCGCAACTATAGATTTATCTGATTCAAGAATAAACTTGACGGCCTCTTCCTGATACTTACGGAATGGTCTATCTTTGAATTTAGAAAAACCGTTTTTGAATCCATGTATGTGTTCGGATGAATATTCCATATTATTCTTTATTCTCATTTAATATGCACAGCATTATACTTGATCCGTCGCGCTCCAGCGTTATAGTCCCTGCTTCACGAACAAGGTCTATGAACTCTTCAATTTTCTCAATATTTATTTCCCAGTGATAAGTATAATGAACAACATCGTACACAATATGTGCGCGACGGCACGGCTTCGTCTTTGACGCAAACTCTTCGCCTTTGCTGTAAACCAGAAAATCCATGCTCACTCCTCGTTGTCATCTTGTTTGTCTGAATTTCTGTGGTATATGCTTCTCAACACATCTCTAGACCACCCATCAACTGAACGTCTTGGTTCTATTCCACGTTTTTTAAGTTCATCACGTATCTTACTGTAACTCATCCCCTGTTGTTTGAGTTCAATAATTAATTTGATTGTCATCTGTTCGTCGTACAGTTTGATAAGTTCATCCCTTCCACGCATACGAGCCCACCCGTACGGTGCCAAATATTCTTCAAGTTCACCGTATCCTTCCGACGTACATACGTCAATAATCTTGCTGTCAACATATTCATCTATGGCTTTGCTAAGGATTGATATATTGGCAGATGTTTCTTCTTCATTCTTTCCGATAAGTTTATTCGATATAACATGCGGTATACCATACTTCACAGAAAATAAATGAATATCTGTCTTATCCGCGAATCTGTTATTATCGTCATCGTATATGTCATCAACCACGTAATCATTTTTCACGAACGCTTACCTCTCTGCATAAGTGCCATTCCAATACGACAGAACGCATGCGCCAAGTCGTCTTCTTCAGTTGATAAACCGAGCCTGTATTTGTCAAGGTGGTTAAGAGCACGTTGGATATGATGTTCAAACGTCTCGCGCTTCCATTCATCAGTGTATCCGTGACGGTATCCTTCAATGAATACGTCTTCAAGAGCTTGAACCATATCAGTAGGCGTTCTGGCTGTTTGTATGGGGAGATCATGATCGTCTAATATACATTGTATTTCAATATATCTGTTCCCTCTTTGATATTTTCCCATATCAATTATCCTTATTCTCGCGTATCATATTATATGCCTTCACCAAATGATCAACTACAAATCTTTCCAAGTCAGCTCTGTCTCTTGAAATGTATACATGAATCCCGTACTTCACCCTGAAGCTTACCAGTCTCCCCCTCACGTGTTCTTTCGTTAATGTGGTCGGAATGCTTGGATAATACAAGTCGTCTTCATCTGCTTCAATAACAATAGCCTTGAATTTCATTGCTTTCAATTTGTCAAGCTTAGCAAGTGTCTTGTCTGCATCCTTGCCGATGTACGTAAAGAAGTCAGAAACGCCCTTCCTTTCAATCGCAACCAGTTCCTCCATACCATGTACAGTATAATCACCGACAGGCACTGTATCACGTATTATTGCAAGTCCTGTGGGGTTTGTACGTACGTTCCCGAACAGCGGATACTGTTCACGCGAATCTATCTTCAGGATAAATCCTTCAGGTATCTCTGTTGGTTTAAAATCATACGAGCGTTTCGGTGCTTTGCGCTTTGCTCCTCCGCTTTTGCTTCTTGATTTATTTGTCTTCTCGTGTCCTGTAACATATGAACTAAGCCGAGCCATCTTTATCTCCTGTGTTAAATATAAGGGGAGATTTCTCTCCCCCTATATATTGAACTAGCTGTATCTATCAGTCAAACGCCATTACAGGAGTTTTCGCAGGAGATACTTTGGCTTTTGTTGCAGGAGAAGCGTCAGCCTGTATACTACCGACAGGGCCGAGCTTGACCATTGTGACATTGGGAACCGTACGTGTTTCTGTCACGGTTTTACCGTTCTCATCAAGAACAACTTTGCCATCGTCATCACGAACGACTGCCTCATATTCACGGTGACTTACTTCGAGCACTGCATCGAACGCATTGCCCGGAAGAGTCATGTTAAGATTCTCCACAACCTTTTTGAGAAGCGTGGAATCTGTAGGAATAGGCTGTTCAACGTTGCCACCGTTATTGGCATACCATTTTTCATATGTCTCAACAATTCCGCCAACCATGAGCAGATTAGCGAACATGCGCTCGTTGCCGTCTGCGTATTCAGGTGTTGTGAAAATCTGAACATTCCAACGTGCTCCACCGCACTCCTGATCTTTCTCTGCAATTGAAAGAGGGAAAGAAATACGGGGATATTTCTGAGGATCGGTGGATTCAATAACAGAAATACCCTCATCAAATACAACTGTGCGAAGTCCCGGTTTTACTGCCCGACGCAGGGTGATTACACCATTCTCGTCCGCATTTACGCGTGTGCTAAGACGTGCCATAAAATACTCCTTGTGTTATTTTTTGATACGGTTTGTTCCGGTGGGTTCACCGGATGTTCCTTTGTTCAACTTCAGAATCTTTACAAAATCAAGAGGGCATTGAATAAGTTCTACCTCCTCACCTTTTACAGTAGGTCTCCTTCCTGCCCACTTGCACATAAACTGTTCCTTATTCCCCTTGGAATCATATCCGTTTTCAAACTTTACCGTGGGTGGAAAAGAAAGTTTATGTTTGATAGTCGTGATACCTGTTACTGGATCTTCTACTTCTATGTCTTCATATCTCCTTTCTACAAAACCAATTAAGTCACACATTCCGGGGAGCTTTGATGAAAACAAATTCCCCATTAACGAAGGAACCAATCTTTGCGTACTGTTCCATGCTTGTTCTTCAGCTTCCGCAAGCGCGTTCATTACAACTATCTTACCTCTCTGAGAAAGCGCGACAAGCGGTGTCATTAGCCTCAACATATGGTTTCCTAATGCTCCATATCCCTCCTTGGTTAGTTTAACGTCAAGAATCAATGCCTTATCTGCCTTATCTCTTGCTTCAGCAGCAACATCCTGAATTTCCGCACTGAGATTCTGCATTAGCTGTGTAACTCCGTCGAGTACTACAGATTTGATATCCTTGAATTCAATACCATAATCTTCTTTGGTAATCTTCTTGTCTATATCCACTATGAAGTCCATAAGACTAAGAAAATCAGTGTACTCTGCTATAATCCAATTGATATTACCGTGCTCATCAAATTCTGGTACATTCGCTGCCTCGGCAGAAGTCTCTGCATTACGCTGTTCAGCACACAATACAAGTATAGGCTTCGGCAGGCTCTGAAAACACGATGTCGTTTTACCAGCAGCTGTTTCACTGTACAGAAGTATAAACCTTCCGGGATTCTGCGGTGCTCCTTTTGGACGTAATTTCATATCATCTCCTCATAATCTTCTGTTTCAACTATTGATACAATAAAATCTTCTGCATATTCTTTTGCTTTCGTATACGATTTAAACACTGGTATTACACCAATCATACCATCTGCCCATGATAATTTTAAAGGTACTTTACTCCCATACACATCAACATTACGTTCTTTTTCAACACCCATAACAATAAATAATTTCATTTTAATATCTCCTCATAACTATGCAGTACGTTACGTTTATCTCTGAAGAACATATTCGTTGCCGTATCTGTCTCCCTCTTTCTTTAATTGTTCATCATAATAATACGTCACTCTGTTGTATTTCATTGCAAGCATGTCGCGCATCTGGTCTATGATACTGCTTTCCGGCAACTGTATCGTTACTCCATCAATTTCCTGTACTATATCACCGTTACCAAGGTCTGCTGTGTTTGCCATCTGTGCATCCTGCATCCACGCTACCATAATATATGTCGCCCCATAGAACGACAGCCCTGCCTGCATAAGCTTGCTTACTCCAACTACAAACATCACGTCAACAAACTTGTACCTTACTACACGCTTGTCTTCGGGGTCGGGCAGGCCAAGGTGCAGTCCGTTATCGCACCATCTCTTTACCCATGTACGCATGGTAGCCCATCGAACCTTGGCAACTTTTGCAAGTTCAGTCTGATTTATCCAGAAGCTTTTACGCGTACTGGCAGACAGACTTTTATTACTCTTCATTCGTCTTGGGTTTGGCTGGTTTTTCTCTGAGTTCATATCTTTCCTCATTCATATATCCGTCTGTTGAGCATATATCGTAATATTCACATGTTGAATTATACATCATGCAGCCTGTTTCTTCTTTATACCATGAATCATTTTCCATACGCTGTTTGATTTCAAGGCCTATCTCATTGTACCTGTCTTTCAGTTCATCGAGAAGCCCTGCGCTTTCAAATTCAGTCCTGTAAAATTTTACACCATATGATTTTGTTGTCCTGTCATATCCGATGAAATACTTTGACGGCGACTTCATGATGTCATGACGTATGCGCTCGTTATATTCTTCAGGTGATTCATCAAGCGGCCTTGATTTACCTGATGTTAACGGACGCTGCCCCGGGGGAACTGTAAGTTCCATGATGACATATTCAAGTGCAGGATTTACGAGAAAATATGTTCCTACCTGAGATGTAATTTTGAACTTTGTTTCGTATGCGTCGGGCTGGCTGGTATACTTATTCTCTACAAAATAGTTCTCATACAGTCTGTCATAGAACCCTGTAACAATTATGTTGTCGAGTTCGTACGTAAAGCTTACCTCTGTTCCAATGAATCTGTCAATGTTTGGTTCGATAAGATCTTTAAATGCCTTGAAGCTTGCGCTTACTTTCATGATATCGAACTGTGTCATACCAGCAGAACGGCCATACTCATTGATACGTGCAACTGATGCTCTATGCAAATCAACAGGAAGTACAGGTATATTTCCTTTGTACCATGAAGGAACTATATTGTGAACTTCGAGTGCAAGATCGTCATAGAACATCTGCATGCACATAGACCAGAGTTTCCCGTTACATATGGCAGAAGACAGGAACTGAGGACGCAGTTGCGCTCCGACAATATTTGAATACCAGAACCTGCGCTTACACCTCATGTAACTCTGAAGTGACGAATGAGATATAACAGGCTTGCTATCTTTAATATCATCTATGCATACGAAATACTGTGGAAGACTGCACATGCCGGGAGCCCCATGTGTCTTTGGCTCTATTCGATGGTAGCATCCGCTTACCTCTGGTTTGGTTACCCTTTTGGGACAAATTGTATCATGGATTATATTCATAGTTGATCTCCTGTGTGTGAGAGAACTGTAATATTATTAATCGTTATAGTCGTAGTATGTTATTTCGATAGAATCATTAGGTGATTCACAACCATAATAAGAACCGTAAAATGTTATATTGTATACAGCACTGTCTCTTGTCATCGTATCTAATGAATCAATTGATATATAGTATGCTACATTTAAGTATCCTCCATCATCACTTATCTGTTCCTGACTACCAATCTGACCACTTATCTGCTCCTGACTTGTATTCCTTTCTACCTTAACAGTTTCATTCTCTATCTGTTTATGTTCCCATCTTCCATACATAACTAAGATATTATATACGAACAGAACAAGTAGAAAGTATATCATTGTAAATTTCTTGAAGGTCATTATCACGTCCCCGTAATATCAAGTGGAAGTTCAAGTTGATCATCATCAAAGTAAACATCGGAATCATAGTCAGGAGCAAAGTGTTCAAGCATTTTATGTTCCGACTTCTCAAGCTGTTGGATATTCTCGAACGATGGGTTCTTTCTATCCCTTGCGATCTTCTTCCTCTGTTCGAACTCTTCCTTGATGGTGAGCCTGTTTTCCTCGAACATTATGTTCTGTACCTCGACTATCTCATTGATAAGATCATCTATCTCTTCTATATCTATACCATCCGTCAGTGTATAGTGCGGGTCTCCCTTCTCAGCCTTGCACTTTGTTATGATTGCATACATGAAGTATCCGCAGTCAAGTGCTCCCCTGTCCAGTTCAGACTTTACCGAGAATATCTTCGGAGTAGCTTCATGCGCCTTTTCATAGAACAGTCTCTTGTTATCGGCTATACGCAGGGACAGTATACTGTTAACCTTTGTCTTACTGTTCTTTGTGCTTGTACTTAACTGCTTGGAATGAGACTTGAATATGTCCCATGCTTTCTTGAACACTCTACGATACTTGTCAAGCTGATTTTGTAATATATTATTTTCATTTCTAAGTTTTTCATTCTCCTGTAATAGTTCAGCAACGGTCAGGTTACTGGTAAACCCCTTGCCAGACATATAGTTCCTTTCGGCGATTCATAGTAAACAAATTTGCACATCAAATTCATGCAAATAATATAAACAATTCAAAAACAAAAGTCAAGTGATTTTTTAAAATATTTTTTCGTAACTTCATACGCGGTAATATTTTATAATAGTGTACGCGCACAATATGTAGTGGTTTTGCAAGGGGGTTTAACGCGCAGTATACCACATGTTGCGAAAGTTATAAAAATGTTTTTATATTACTGATTTTAATAATCAGATTCGGTAGTATTAAACTTCCCCTTAAAAATCAATTTACCAATGATATACCCAATAGTAATAACAAAGTATATAATCATACACACTGCTATCAACATACTAATAACATTATACTGTATACCACTAAGTGAGGATATTAATATGAATACTATTAAACTTCCGATGATTGTTCTTGTAATAATACCCATTAAGTTATAATTACATATATCACTACCAATTATCTTGTCAAGGCTAATTAAAAAATTAAGCATAGTTTATCCTCTCAATATATATAGTACTATTATCGTTCATCGTTCGGTTTACTTTCATCATAATCAAGGTAATCATACTTGTCATACCCCTCGAGAGGTTTGCCAGATCGCTTCACCCATCGCAAAAACTCACTGTTTGGTTCCCCAAGAATATATATCATATCAGATGTTTCAGCTATCTGACTTGCTATGTCAAGTTTGCGTACCGGGGTTGTAAGTATGTCATGTTCACCATCTGTATACCGTATCTTTGGAAGACTATCGAGCAACTCATCATTGTACATCACTGTATTGTCATGCACTAATGACCAGTTATCAATTATTTTTCTTTCCTTTTCGTGTTTAATTTTGTGAATAATCATGTGACATCCCTTCTCTTTCAATTGGTTTCTGTTTGCTTTCTGTATCCTTGATGTATATCCTGATTGCCGAGATGCACTCACTTACCTGTGGCATCGCTGATCTAGGGAATACAAGATAGCACAGACGTTCGAGTTCGTCTATGTATGCATCTACCTTAGGAGTTTTCTGATCGGTTATCATATCTTTCCCATTTTTATACAGTGATTTATTCTATCAGTTAACTTACGATATGGTTCGCTTGTTACCTCTTTTTCATATCCAACATAAATACCATGCTCTTTCCACATGTATCTATAATCCAAATTACTTTCCAGTTTATGAAACCACACTAAATATCCATTATAATTACTATCTTCTTCATGATTAAGATCAAGTGAACGATCATGAATACGTAATGTGATGTGTTGATTATCTTTACGTTTGATTGCTATGCCAAGAGCTCCCTGTTTCATCAGTCTATACAGTATATCGTCTATATCCATTGCTGTCGATATTGTTATATCCTTTTCATATAGTGTTCTGGTATCTTTATTGACACCGAAGATGGTTATATTGTACGTGATAGTTTCAATAATCATATCGTCTTCTTTTGCTTTTTTATGTATGATTTAATAAGAGATATTATTTCTTCTTCTCTATGAACATCGTTTACTCCTCCACCACCGACAAATATATAATGCTCTTTCCATCTCCAACAGTATTGTAGATCATCTTTCAACATACTGTGCCATAAAGCATATCCATTCTCGTTAAATGTCCTTACTTCTCCATCGTTAGGATCATGTACTGTAACCGCAAATGCTCCATTATCTATACGATTGATTAATATCCCAACCGATCCTTGTTTGAACAATCTATCAAGCAATATATCTATATCCATACCAGCAGATAGAGTAATAGTTTTACTATTAACATGTTGGTATTGTTTGTTTATAGTAAGAATGGTTATATTGTATGTCACAATCTCTTTCTTCATTTAACAGTCCCATCCTTTATACATTCACGGATACACTTTATCAATTTTCCGTAAGGATCAATATACCCACATTCTGCTTTATACCCAATATACAATCCATGACAACGCCACATGTTGCAGAACCCAAGATTATCATGTAACTTCTCAGACCATACCAGATATCCGCCTCTGTTAAAACCATCAACCATAAATGCCTTTTTGTCTTCTCTATTAATTGCAACTCCAAGTGCGCCCTGCTTCAAGCATCTGTCAATGATATCATCAACAGACATACTTGTTGTTAGTTTGATATCTTTCTCGGATACATCGTTGGTGATTCTGTCTATCCCGAATATTGTTATATCGTATGTTACTTTTTCTGGATTCATATGTGATGATTACTCCTTTGTGAAGTCGTCAATAGCTTCAAGTATTGTATCACGTATGGTTTCTATATCATCAAGTTCGAGGATAGCATCCCATACTACTTTTCTCAACTTCTCCGCCACGTTCGGGTGCATCGTGGTTTCACGGAGATGTTTCATGGCATCGTTATGTTTAAATATCTTTATTCTGTCAATAGCCTTTACATCTCGGCTTAAACACCTGCACCCACCATTTGTTCTTTGTCCGTGTTTGTTTAATGCAAATCTACATAACGAATCACCGCAATCCATCAATTCACCTTTGTATTTTGTCATCTTACTCACCTCATTATAAAAATCCATTTATACATATAACTTTCGTATGAATACCCAATATATAAGCAACATAAAGGCCGCAATCGTGATAATCTCAAGTAGACCATCTACCAATATCTGCGCGACTTCCGGTGTCATCACTTCCTCGCTTTCGGATACGCCAGCCAAAATAGTTCACCGACAATTACATTCAATGTTTCCCTCTCGGCAACTCCCATGACTGGGAACCAAGAGAAGAATATCCAATGGGTAACAGAGTGTAATCGCCGAAATATCCATAGTGTCAGGTAGCGTCTCATGATTTTACTTTCGGATATGGTAAATTGTTTTTTGCACGGCAATTAGGGCAGACATTATCGCCTATTCTACCAATAACATTAAATCTATTTGATGTGCCTTCATCGTAATAACCGTATACCCATCCGCCCTTGCTGTATTCAGCCCCACAATTTTGACACCTTACGGTTCCTCTATATCTCGGATAAAGAATCTTATCAGGTTCAACATATGCCATTGTCATCTTACTTTCCTTTCTCTTTCGGATACGGCACGTTACATCGGCTCGTTGTTAGCATGACTTTCCGGGTTTGTAGAAAACCATCTAACATTGCCCGTTAGGGGGATAGTTCTGTTCTGTCCATTTGTAAGACGCATCCAAAGTATATGACCACCTTGTCTAACTTGACTGCATTCAAATATTTCAAGATAGCCATCCCACCATCTTACGTTTACAATAATAGATTCTTTCATTTCTTTATCCTTTCACCGAATACGGCACGTTACAAGTCTCTTGTCATAAGTACAATTTGTATCAATGAAGCACTTACCATAAGCCACACACCAACCATATTTGATTGCACCCAATAAACAACAATGTTTACAGTAAGCATCATCAGTACCCACCAATTAGCCATAAACAGAAGCATCCTCATCATCTTTATCCTTTCCGTGGGTAAGGCACGTTACCGTCATAAACAAATTATTTCATGTCTTTTCCCAAAACGAACATACATGTTATGAGTATACCAAATCCAAAACCTGATATAAATACGATTAAATACCACATCTCACTCACCTTTTTCGGATACGGCACGTTATTTACCTTGTTGCATTCCACGGTCTTGACCATTCACCATAAGCAATAAGTATAAACAAACAGAACAAAATTCTTGAAACCATTACTGGTAATATCCAAATCAAACGCCATAAAATAACATACCATGGTGCCAAATACTTTGTATCCATCTCACTCACCTTTCCTCGGATACTGTGGTTCATTCCACTGTGTCTAAAAGCACATGAATAGCATTTATCGCAGCAACCTTGTCTTGCTCAGGAGCTTCGGCTATCCTTAACAAAAATTCCATCTGCTCCAATTCTTCCCTTGCGCCTGCACCCACAAGACCAACCAACGCACTACGCAATTTTTTTATTGTTTCTTCCGCTTTCCGCATAGGATGTTTTTCACAAACCTTAATGTGTTCGGTAAGTATATCATTGTCCCATGCCGGGGTATCTTGCGGATATTCTTTACCACAATACACGCAAGTAAGTACGCGATTTTCTGACATTATTTTTCATCCTTTCTGTTTAACGTGCCACAAATTTGGCACTCATAAAAAGAGGTATACGGGAATCGAACGTGTGATGTCTTTGCATCACACTTTTTACAGTACATGGTTATGCGCTTCATACCCGCACCAAACACTGTTTTAGATTGTACTATCTTCATTATTATTTCCTCCCCGGATACGGCACGTTACCGTCAGGCCAGAGTGCTTTGACCCATAACTGAGGGATAACTTTATTTTTCATGTGCCGGTTTATAAAGTCTAAAACTACTATATGACTGACTTCATTTTTAAATATTTTGTCATTGTTTATGCCATACCCACTATTATCATTCCTTAACTTAATGCCATTGTTTGTTTTATATGCGATAAATGGAATGCTATCAACCTCAACCGTGAAGTATTTAAGCACTTCATCGGCAGAGGCTTTGGTAAATACTCTGATATGACC